AGTAGAAGATAATGAAGTGTGGATACATTATAGTTGGGGTGATAACAAACTAATTCACGATGGTGATGGTAAGACTTTAGAAGAATTATATGATGAAGTTGATATGGGTGACCTTGGGGAATGGGGTGAACTAATTGACGATATTCAAGAGGTCTGTATTCAGTCACTATACGAAAAAACAGGATTTATACTCCACTTTGATTCTCAAACATAAAAAAAGAGAGACCGAAGTCTCTCTTTTAGGGCTGACAGAAATTGTCAGGTATCCACCACCAAGTTTTAAGATACTTGGAAACTATTCCTCAATACTTATATTCTCCTTTTTAAATAAGGAATTTACAAGCTCTTCAAGTCTTTTAGCACTCATATATGGAATAACATCATCATCCGCCTCAGGACAAAAGAATCTTGTCATAAATTCACCATTTTGTGTATCAAAGATTGCAATCTCAAAGGTGTCTTTAAAATCCCCATACAATCCTGAGTCACCTCCAACAATTGAAATTTGAATTTTTTTATTACCGAAAAGTGTGTGTCTACCCTTTCCACCCGTGAACTTTGACATTCTGTGTGGTCTTGACCATTTAATTATATCTTTAATTGTTATCATTTTGTTTCTAATGCCTCCATTTTTGATTTAGCAACCAAGTGCTCCGCTAATGTATAAGTATCTACACTGGTCGTAATTATTGAGCTAACCAAGTGTTTACAAGGTATATGAACAAGAAAATCCACACCATTAAAGAATGTCAAATCATTCTTTAACTCAATACACCCTTGAACCATCTTCAAAAACAATTTGAATTGGGTTTGGTTAACAAAAGTTTCATCCAACAATACTCCGAAAGTCTCGTGTTGAATCTTGATGTTGTGTGATGCTGTGTTCATATACCTTACAATTAGACCACAAAGATACAAAACTAATTTGAATTACCAAATTAAAATTTTAATTTAGTTACACTATTCTCAATTTTCTTTACAAAATCATCAATAACGGTCTTAACACCCTCAAATTCATTTGAACCAGTACTTTTGAGTATTTCCATATTCCTTGATAAGGAATTCAAATCAAGAGTTTTCATCAGACTTACAACTCTATTAACCTCATCTCTTGAATCCTTAATTTGTTTCCATTCTATATGATACAAACGATATTTAAATATAAGTTCCGCAATCGTTTGGATTGACCATCCACACGCAATAAGATTCTTGTCAGTAACAATAGAATCGTTTTGGTTGAATATCTTGACTTCGCCTGTTAATGGGGTGTCCTCATTGTAAAATGCAAGTTTAGATGTAAGCCCTTTTGAGTTTTTCTTGTCAATTAAATATACCAAACAACTTCTTTTAGCATAAGACGCAAATGTATTTGGATTAGCCTTAGATGCGGTACACCATCTAGTATTTGCACCATACTTCAAAGAACCCTTATGTGTTTTAGGTTCCAAGAAAACATAATTATCATCCTCAAATATAATGTTAGCGTGCTCATTTTTATTGAATGTTTTCTCTTCTCTAATAGAAGATAATTTATTGTTAACATTTTTTAATACTTCAAAATTTGAATACTCTCTACTATAGATGTCTTTACTGTTGTTATTATATGGTAATAACTCATCAAATAATTTTACCTGGTCAATCAAAATGTTACTAGTAGGTATATACGCTTTACCCTCTAATTTAGTAGTCCACATCTTTAACATATATTCCAAGTATTTCTTTGTTGGTGTGGTATCAGCCTTAACAAGTTTTTCAAAGGTTGCCTTGGTAACTCTTGGGTATTTATCCCTTAATTCGTCTACTTTTGCCATATCTTTTCTTTTTTTAATATGCAAAGATAAATAATAAATTTCAAAGTGCAAAATAAAACCCCACCTTTTTTATAGATGGGGTTTAAAAATTTACCGAATTAAATTTAATTACCTTTCTGCAACATATTCAGTCCCATTCCAATTATAAACTACTTGGTCATTCCCCATATAGGTTTGACCATATTTTGGTATGTTACCTTGTTGTGATGTAGTATCAGGTGTTGTAGCTGCAGGTGTTGTAGTTGCAGGTGTTGTAACACCTGATGTTGTAGTGCCTGATGTTGTGGCCGCAGGAGTTTCAAGATATTTGGTTTTATACGTTGCCCAAGCTTTTTGAGTTCTTTTTCCAAAAGAACCGTATCCTCCACCATTTTGACCTTTATTAATAATACCGTCCTTATACCCTGTTGCCCATCCAGCAGCATTAGTGTCTAACCAATCTTGGAATTTTTTAATTCCCGTAATATCTTTCAATTCAGTTGGGGTTGCAACTGGTTTTACTGTTGCATTTGTTTTAAATTCAGGGTCGTTACAAGTATAGTTCGCCATAGTCCCGTCAGCCAATTTTTTTCTACCTCCCCCATAATAAAAAACGCCATTGATTTCATATGCAGATGTACCATCAGCAAGTTTAGTTTCTTTCGCTTTAGGGTGTTTTGCAACACATGGAAAATCAGTCCATGTTTTAAATTCTGCACTTTTACAAGTATAGTTAGTCATCGTTCCATCAGCCAACATTTTTCTACCATTACCATAATAAGTAACACCATTTATAATAAACTCTAAAGTTCCATCAGAACGTAAAGATGGTTTAGCTCCAGGGTGTTTTGAAACACACGGAAAATTAGGAAGACCAAATTCAGGGTCGTTACAAGTATAGTTCGCCATAGTCCCGTCAGCCAATTTTTTTCTACCACCACCATAATAATAGACACCATTAATTAGATATGCCGATGTACCATCAGCAAGTTTAGTTTCCTTAGCACCAGGGTGTTTTGAAACACACGGGAATTTTACAAATGGTTGACCTGCTTGTTCAGTTAAGGTTTTTGAATTATCATATTTTGAAAGGAGATTGAATCTTAAAATTTCCTCATATATTGTTTGTTTCATAGTATTATTTATAAATATATTAAAATAACTATTAATCTTCGTCCGAATCTACAAGGTCAGGATTTTCCTCTATTTTCTTATCAATAAAGTCATACATATTTCCTAGTTTATTTGTCATATACCCATCAAATGAATACAATCCCAACCAATCTTTTTCAAAGGTAACTCCCCTATACTTTAATTTCTTCGGAGGATGATTTCTCATATCATCCATATCATCATAATCACGTTCAATTGTTTTTGGGATTATGTATCTTGATATTTGATTCATTCTTTCAATATCTTCAAGTAAGGTTCGTCTCATAGTTATAAATATACTATAAAATAAAAAACCCCACCTTTTTAGGGGCGGGGAATTTAGTTTTTCATAGTTGGCTAAAAAACTCTGAGATTACAAGTTTTTGTAAGTGACTTTTGAGGTATTATGGGTTCCCCTCGTATCCATTCCCTTTTGAGGAATACCACTCATTGCCGATTGGTTAGACCAATCACTCCTTGAGGTTTCAACTACTCTTTTATTACTCAACTCTCTTCAATCTTGCGAACTGACTCAGGATTCGACTCCTTAGAGGTCTTTGGTAAAAATACGATTAAACTTGCGGTTCTCTCGTGCCACGGACAACCCGTGACTGTGTAGGCAACTTTCATCAAAACCTGATGGACACTTTTGCTTATTATTTTTTAATTAATTTTTACATTAACAGTGTAATATTAAGTTTTGTGTCGTGGATGTTAGAAGTAGTGGTCCACCTTAAGCTCCGTTATCTTTTGAACAACAGAATACTAAACTACTCCTTGAAATGTCCCCATCTCCATATGCCAAGTTTACTTCAAACGATGAACCTTGGTAGATTCAAAGTAGGGATAATAACAGCACCACCTGTACAAAATCATACCTTTCGGTTTTAAGTCCACTATCGTATTGGAAGCCGCAATTGTGTAATTGGAAGTTACAGTTCTTACAGAGTTCCTACGAGTTATTCTTATTGGTGTTCCCACCTCAACCAAACGACCCACATCGCTTGGTCACCTCAACTCTTCTCCTACAGTGTTACCCTCGGTTACTAAAGCAAAGATGATATCTCGCTTGTATACTTGAGTTCATAAGGTCCTAAGACTTTACAAACCGCAAACCTGTTAACACAACAGATTCACTTTATCCCACTTTCGTGGTTTATTTAACGACCATATACGGCCGATTTACTTTATCAACATCAAGTTAACCTTGGAGACTCCTAAGAGTTTTGTGGGGTTACTATCCGTTGAATGGATAAATATCTTATATTCAAAGAACGAATTTTCAATTTGAGAAAAGGGAACCATAGTTTTACAACAACGTTAACCTTTTCTTGATTGGTCTACAAAGGTAAGATAAACTTTTCAATTTGTCAAACTTTTTTGTAAACTTTTTTTTCAGGATTACAAACCTTTTGGTTATTACGAATTACTTCGTCTTACTTCAGGTACATTTTTACTGTTCTCCTTAATTGTTTCACAAAGGTAATACAAACTTTTTGATTTGTCAAACTTTTTGTGAAGTTTTTTTTTTAAGATGACTCGCTGGAAACCTTATAGCTGAAGTTATCAGTGTATGGGTTAAGCACTCCTTATATATCATCTTATCGTGCTCCGATTTGTTGCAAGTGCAGGATTCGAACCTGACGTGTCCCTTGCGGAACCTTGGGTTATGAGCCCAATGAGTTTGTCCTCTACTCTAACTTGCGATGTATTAATATTTTTAAGAACTTTCAGATTAAGTCCCACAAACTTAATCATATTTTTTCAAATAGTCAAATCTGTGGGACATTTTTTTTAAGACTCTCGTCTTAGGTTTTTTGAGACGTTCATCTCAATTGTTTTACAAAGGTACAACCAAATTCTCATTTAGTCAAATTTATTTTGTAAAACTTTATGGTGGGGTGTGTTTTTTTGTCTTTTAAGGACAAGAAACTATAAATATAACACAAATTACCAAAAGTCAAACTTTTTTATTATTTTTTTATAAAAAAGTTCATAATATCATTATATTTATAGATAATGAAAGTTAAAATCAATCAAAATGTCTTTAATGTCAAAACTCTCGTTGATGAAAAATCAAAATATATTGGTATGATGGGTAAAAAGTTTGATGAAACTTTCAATGGTTTATTGTTTTTAATGGGTGGAAATAAGCAGTGTTTTTGGATGAAAAATTGTATTCAAAATTTGGATATTATAATAATCAAAAATAATGTAATCGTTAATATTCACCATAATTGTCCTCCGTGTCAAGGAGATAATTGTGGTAGTTACTGCGGTAACGGGAATATTGTATTAGAGTTGGCAGGTAATTCCTGTGAAAATTTAGGCATTGAGGCTGGTGATACCGTTGAGTACCTATTCTAAATTAAATAATTTATTTCTTAGGTCTAGGAATAGTATTGTGGTTTACAGTTTTTACTGTATAGTTTGGAGCCATCTCTAACTTACCGAGATTATTAAAATTCTTTCCAACCCAAATCTCTTCTTTACCTCCCCTTTTATCTATTTTAACAATAACGTCACCTGTATACGGAACTTTTGCAATCGGTCCTACTTTCCAAGTATCAAGTGATTCACCATAGGGATATAAATAACCATCGGTTCCAATAATAGCCTGTAATTGTGTGATACTATCATCGTGAGCAAAATATAATTTACCTGTTGGTTTTCCGCCCTCCGAAATAACTCTTTTAACTATGTTTATTAAATCTGTTTCCGTTAATTTTACAATTTTCTTTGCCATTGTTTTTTAATATAAATATCCATAAAACAAAAAAAGGGTTGTGAAACCCTTTTACTTAAAATCTATTTTTGTTTGTTTATTTAAATCGACAAAATGTTGGACTCGTTCTTTTGCAACTTTACTATAGTTTTCACTTAACTCAACACCAATCCATCTGCGTCCTAACGTTTCTGCAGCAACCAAACTAGTTCCACTACCAGCGAATGGGTCAAGAATAATATCATTCTTATACGTAAGAATCTTAATCGCTTTAATTGGAATGTCCATTGAGAATGTCGCCTTGGTTTGTTGTTTGGTGTCCGCAAAATATTCCCATTGTCCGTAAACCAAAGACATAAATTCTTTCTTATCTTCTTCTTGATAAACAGCTTTGGTCTTTATCGTTCCATCTTCCTGTTCCACATCTACAATCTCAGCCTTCCATTGTGGTTGACCTTTAACCTTTTTGATTCTGTCTTTCTTGTAAGCCAAGATGACACATTCTTTTGGGTTGTAAATGTAAGGACTTGATGGACTCATCCAAGAACCCCAAGCCGTGGTCTTGCTTCTGTGTGGTGAGTTCTCATCAAGGTCAACTAACCCATAGAATTGGAACCCAACAGATTTCATTACTGACCAAAACTCAGACATAAATAAAACTCTACCTCCTCTGTCTTGTACATTCACCTCATAAGGGATGTTCACCGCAATTCTACCATCATCTTTCAAAACATTAAAAGCCTCTGTTAACCATTCCTTAGTCCAACTCCAATAATCCTCCATACTCATTTTATCATCACAACTATCATAATCAATCCCAACATTATATTTTGGACTAGTAACAACCAAATCAACGAAAGAATTTGGCATTTCTTTCATTACTTCAACCGAATCACCATTAATTATTGTATTGATAATGTTTTCTAAATTCTTCATATTTTTTTTTAAAAGTATAGGTATTTTTATTTGAATTACAAACTCTCCAAGTTCTGTATTCTTCTTTCAAGATACCATAAGGCTTTCTTTAGGTCTTGAAGTTCTTTATCGGTCCCTTTTTTTCCCGCCCTTGAAATATACTTCACGGTATTACCGAGGTGGAAATCTAAATCCCAAGCTTCAATAACTTTAATCGCCTCGTATGGATTATTTTCTCCACCGTAATGACTAGGGTGGTTAACTTGTTCTGTCATTGTTTGTATGTAATAATTTAACTTCGTTTATGTTCACAACAAATCTAAATTTAATTATCATTAAACCATCTTTAGTGTAATCACATTTTTGTTCCATATTTGCTCCAACAATCTGAAATCTTAATCCATTAACCACAACTCCTGTTGGGTCAAGATAATCAATCTCAATATCTGTTATTTTAAACAAATCTGATGGATTAAACGAGTATTCTATTGTCTCATAAATTTCGGTAGTGAAGATTAATTTCTCACCTTCATTTTTTATTTTGAATTTCCTAAACAAATATCCAGGAACCAATACTTCTTTGTTAAATCTTACTAAGAATCTATTCTCCATTAAGGGTTCAAACGGTATAAAATTTTTAAATTGATTTTCCATATTATTTTTCATTTAAATTAAATTTAATTTCTTCCAATGGGACATTTGCCTTTGACTCCATCATCTCAGATTCTAATTCAAACTCTTCATCGTTTTGATATTCATTAAGTAATTCTTTGTTTGATAGTGTACCAAACTTTTTACTTAACTTACTTGTATCAATATCATCATACATCAAATATAATGTCTCATCCAAATCTTCCGCCAAATCTAATGAATCAGAAATAACTCTAAGAATACTATATGGGTTTCCGTTGGATGCTGGTCGTCTATCTTCAAGATATCCTTTCCATATTTCACCAACAACTTTTGGTGCCCTGATTGATGCCCCTCTGTCTGATACACCCCAACTGAACTTATTGATTGATTGTGTTTCGTGTTTACCTGTTAATCTCAAATGATTATCTGAACCATAGTTTTGAATATGAATATCCGCTCTTGACTCAAATACTTGGAAAATTGATTTGAAATATTCTTCTCCTCCCTGCTCTCTCATTCTTTCGTTTGAGAAGTTTGTATGTAACCCTGAACCATTCCAATCACCACTTGTTAAAGGTTTTGGATGTAATTCAATTTCATATCCGTATTTCTCAGCAATTTTGTAAAGGAAATAACGAGACATCCATAAATCATCTGCGGATTTTAATTTACCTTTGGCAAATACCTGGTATTCCCATTGTCCGATTGCCACTTCAGCATTGGTTCCTTCAATCCCAATGTTATAATTCAAACACATATCCAAATGTTCTTCACTCAAGTTTCTACCATACATCTGACCACCAACACCACAATAATAAATTCCTTGGGGGTCAATAATTCCTCCAGTGTGGAATCCTAAAATATTTTTATTGTGTCCGTTACGAATGAAGTATTCTTGTTCAAATCCAACCCAAAAATTAAAATCTTCATCTAATTTGGCTCTGTCATTTGTATTGTGTGGATTACCTTCACTATCCATCACCTCACAGAGAACATAAATGGTATCACTATTTTGTTTACCATCTTTACGATAAATTCTCACAGGTTTCAAATAACAATCTGAAGAATAACCTTCCGCCTGTTTTGTTGAACTACCGTCAAATCCCCATTCAGGTATATCTTGTAATCCATTAATTTCTTTGCCAGTAATTCTGACTTTGCTTCTTAAATTTGGCTCAGGTTTATAACCATCTAACCATACATATTCTAATTTATATTTCATATTTATTTTTGGGGGGTTTTAACTACGTAATAATTTTTTGCGTATTTTGATTCTTCAACAACTCCCTCTTCAACAAGAGTATTAATTACTTTTAATGTGTTTTCCATTGTATCACGAAGGATATATGAAGAGATGTAATCAATGTGAATAGGTTGTCTGAGTTTACCTAATAGTGTTTTATTGGTCTTACTGTCCATAATATTTATTCTTCAATTTTTTGATTTTCTAATATGTTTAAAATCTCCTTAGGTGTTTTACCTTTGGTGTATAACTCATACACTTCAACACTTTTTGTATCTTGAAAGATGAAAGCGTCTGCCTTGCCATAATAACTACTGAGGGTATCGGATTGTAGTGCCGATAAAGTGTTAGAGTAGTTTATATATCTTTTGTTGAAACTCATTTGAGGTAAAGATAATCAAATTATAAATTAGAATCAAAATTTTTTGTCTTTACCAAGTTAATTGTTTGAAAAATATATGAAGTAATCTTCCTTTTCATTATTGGAATAATGGTTTGTTCCATTGGAAGGTCTTGGGTGCAATTCATTTCAAATATTGGTAAACCCTTATAATAGTCGTGTTTCTTAAAGGATGAATTGTTTTCTATGATTGATGTTAACGTTACGTCATCAGGAGCATCCTCAAATATTTTATTGATTTGTGTTTTGTTGGTTGTGGAATTTTTTCTGTTTTTCTTTATCTGATATTCCCACACATAAACTTTGTTCTCCGATTTTCTATAATAGAAAACATATCCCATTCCAGATATTATCGCCCCTTTATTTTTTTTGATTGAGAGCTCCACACTATTAAATGCAATATCCCATATTGATTTTGCAAAGTTAAAGGTGTCGAATAGTTTGGTATTTGAAAACTTCAATGTTTTTTGGAGCTCTTCTTCCTCGTCTTTAGACATTTCACGAGGTTTTTTTGGATACAAATCCTTTATCATAATCTCGTCATCGCAAGATTCGAACTTCTTATTCGTTAAAAGTAATGTGTTCTCCTTATACAAGGATTGCATGTTCGCTAAGTGTAATGATAACTCAACGAAGTCAGGATATATTTCAAAATTATCGAGATTTTTTTCGCATTTCTGTATGTAGTCCAACAAAGTGTATTTGTTATATTCAAAGTCCAATGGTTCTTTTAACATCCATTCGGGGCTTAATTTGAATACTATTTTCTTTTTTCTACCCATACGGAAATAATAACTAAAATTTAATTGTAATCAATCTAATCTCATAACATAATACAACTCATCAAGAATTCTAACATCATCCGCAAGTCCATCATAACCATTTAAAGTAGGACCATATCCATCCACATCAATAACCCCTTTAATAAAGTCATCTTTATCAACATAGTTTGACCATTCCAATCCAAAGTCCTCCATAAACCCTCTAACATTATTTTTAACATCATAAAGTCTATTTTCAATAGCTTGTTCAATTAAGTCCTCAGGAAAGTCACCTTCAGGTGATGACTCAATGTCACTTATTTCATCATTCATCTCATCAATTCGTTCTCTCAATTCATCAATTCTTTCCTGTAAGTCATCATCATTCTCACCATCCATTTCACTTTCAAAGTTTTCAATCAATGTTTCATCTTGAGAAATTCTATATCTTAACTGACTTATTTGTTCTTCTTGGTCATCAGATAACATTCTGTCATCTTCATCAAGATATGATTCAGGAGATTCTCTAACATCTTGTTCAAATATTTCCTCAGCAACTTCAATAACCGCTCTTTCATCAATATAATTTTTAGCAAAAGATTCACTGAATCCTTCATATCCTATATCATCAATTAATTGTTCAACATATTCGTAAGCACTTGTTTCCATTTCATCTTCGGTTCCGACTGCGTATCTTCTACCCTCAAGGTCGGGACTATCAATCACCTCAAACTCTGTGGTATCATAATATGTACCTGTTGGTATAATGTTATAAACATCAATCTTATCTTGTAATTCCGACAGTTCATCTTCCAAATCACTAATCTCATCCAATAGGTCTTGTCTGACCTCCTCATCATTATCATACTCGGTTTGCAACCTTTCTATTTCATTCTCAATTCTTGTAATCTCAGCTCTGTCTTGATTTGTAATAACCTCAATATCACTGGTATCAACCAACCAATCAAGTAAAGCGTGAGCTTTTAAACCTTCTTCAGGACAATCGGGACCTAACTCCCATTCACCTTCTAATCTTCTTTCCTGCGCTTCATCTCTTCTATCCGACAGAATTCTTTGAATCCTTAATCTTTCAAGTCTTTCTTTTTCTTTCTTAGCCGATTCTTTATCAGAGAAAATTTTAATTTGCTCGGCATATTCTGAGTTAAGGTAATCATCAATTGAATCCAAGATAGTTTTTAATTTATTAGTATTAATAATCCAACCAGAATTAAAACTATCGTCTTTGGCATCATAATATGTTTTATCACCATCAAATTTTTTAAGTAACGCCACTTTATAAAATGGGTCGTTCGTTGGGAGGGTTTTATCCAAAATGTAAAACAATTTACCATCCTCATTATATCTTTTAAAGTGTGTATCACTTTCCGCCGCAGTACACCACTTGGTTCCCCTACCATAATAACAAGATGATTCGTGAGTTAATGGATTAACAACAAAAAACCTATCGTCTTCATAAACAACATTACCACCTTCAACCTTTTTAACTTCTCTTCGTTGTCGGTTCTTGTATTCAGCTAATGCACTAAATAATTGTCCAACATTCTTATATTGATTTAAATCTGTGATAGGTAAATTGGTTGATACCTTATCAAAGGCTGTTAATGCTTCCAACAATTTTGATAGGTTATCTTCAAAGTTTATTACATCTAAATTCTTACCAGCCCATTCCAAATATTTTAGCGGAACTAATTTAGTTATCTTATCGGCATTGTCCTTACCAAATTTCTGTGAGTATTTTGATTTGAAGTCATCAATTCTACCTTCTTGTATCAATTTTAAAAAATCCATTCTATTTTTATTTGATAAATATACTTTTAACCCTATATTTCCACAAAGATAATATTTATTATTAACATATAATTTAAAATGAATTGTGGTATCTATAAAATAACTAACACTAAGAATAATAAACTTTATATTGGTAGTAGTGTAAATATTATCAGTAGAGAATATAAACATTTTTGGATGTTAGATAAAGGAATACACGATAACCAATATTTACAAAAATCATATAACAAATACGGTAAAGATAATTTTATATTTGAGGTTATTGAATACTGTGAGATAAATGAGTTAATTAATAAAGAGAATGAATTAATCTTAAAATATGAATCAAATAAGTTAGACAAGGGATATAATTTAGCAATCGTTAACGAATTCAGAAGAAACACATTCAATGATGTAGTTAAAACCAAACTATCCAAATACAATTTAACCAAAAATGGAAATATTAATAATTTTATGTTGATTAATATTGAAACTGGTGAAGAATTCATTTTTAACACTTTAGTTGATGGTGCAAATTACTTAATTGAAAATGGGTATTCAAATGGAAACCCAAGAAACGTTAGGCAAAAATTATCATTATCATTAAGAGGTAAAAAAGTAAATAATGGTTACAAGGGTACCATAAGAAAAACTTGCTATAAACACGAATTTAAACTAATAAACTAATTAAAAATAAAAACTATGTCAGGATGCGGCTGTAAAAACAAAGGAAATGAATCACAACAACCTACTGTTCAACAAGTTCAACAAGCACAATCTCAACAAGCTCAAACAACTGAGAGTGTTAAAAGTGCCATCAAAAAAACTATTGAAAAGTATTATAGTGTGAACAAAACAACTATCTAATCGTTGTACTTTAAAGAAAATTATTAAAGGGGTAAGAAATTTACCCCTTTTTTTGTATTTATATGTTATGGATGTTCAAGATTTAATAGACTCTTTTAATGAAGGTGATGACGATTTTCTCATGCACTTTGGTAACGATGTTGTTGTCTTTTTTAAGTTTCTTGATAGAAGAGGTTTATTAAATGAATTAGACCCAGAGGGTAGACTTGCCGAAGATTATCAAAATGAGTTATTATTATTTTATCATGAAAATGATAAAGAAAAGTTTTGGAAATATGTTTTAAAGTTTTTGGGTGATGTTGATATGGTAGATGGTGTCGCATATTTGGTAATTGATTCTCTTGGTGAATTTGCACAATTATTTTGTGACGACAGAGATATATCAAGAAAATCTATTGAGGAAATATTGGATGGTGAATATGATATGGATTATTGGTCATCATATGACTTAACCGATAATATTTATCGCGACGTAATTGAAGAATTAACAAAAGAAAACTTAAGATATCTGAAGGATTATATTGTAAAAGAATTAGAAGGTAAACAAATTGAACTTTATACCGAATTACTTGAATCTATTGCAGAAAGACAGGGTCATCCTGAATATGTTGTGGTTGACCAATCCAATATTGATGAAATAGTGGATGATGAAGAAACTATGAGATACATACTGACACACGATTTGGATGATTTGAAAAGTGTTTTATACAACATATATGGAAATGCTTATAGCTCGGCGTATGAAAGTGAATTGTATGGAGATATATGGGGTGAAATTAATGATTACTTTATTGGTAAAGGTCAATGGTTATCAAGACCTCACTCATATAGACAAGGAGTGGAAGTCCAAAGATACGTAATACCAATTAAAGATTTTGAAACTCACATTTTAGATTTCTTACACGATAACAAGGGTTATACCTCAGGGACTTTAGAATATTGGGGTTCTTATTTATCAATGTTAAAGGATAGTGTTAGTTGTTTATCATTTAGATTTCCAGATTACCCTGACTCAAGAGAAGTTGATAAAAACATTAATGAATATTTTGGTGACTACCTTTAATTCTATATGATTAAATTTTTGAACATATTATCTAACGTTATATCCGAACAAAAAAGATATAAACTATCTCCTGAAGATTACACCAGACTACAGGAGTTAACAAATAGATTATGGGCATTACGTAGTAAAAATTTTCCGAAAAAGGTTGAGGTAGACCAAATGGAATTCAAAACAGCAGATGGTAGTGATGGAAAAGTTAAGGTGTTTTTAAATCCAAAATATAAGAACTACGGTCAAATGGATTTAAAACCAAGGTCAACAAGAAATCCTCAGAAATTTGTAATGCAACTTAACCCTAAGTTATTTGGTTCCAAAAAGAATTTGTTCCTAACTTTGTATCACGAATTGATGCACGCAACTGACCCTCAATTCACAACCAAGTTTAATGAGAAATACTTTGAAGATTTTGACCCTGAGGTTGAAGAGAGTTATTGGGGTCATCCGATTGAGTTTAGAGCAGTAACAAATGAGTTCTTACAATCATTGGTCAATGAATATAAAAGGAGAAATAATAGAATTACAAGTTTTGAAAATAGACAACTTCTATTGTCTTCTCTGAATAATATTTTAAATCATTTTGCAAAGCATGAACCATTATCTAGATTATCTTTAGATGTGTTTAAGAGATTAAATGACGAAAACTTAAATGATGATAGGATTTCTAAATTACTTGCAGATATTCCAACCAACTATCCCGAAACAAGTGAATTCAATAAAAAATCGGAACCATATTTTTTAACTTACATTAATACCATTAAGAAATACAACCCAGAGATGTGGCCAAGATTCCTTAAAATGTTATACGACACGACAGAAGAAATTAGAAATATTATAAATAAAGGGGTTTAATTAACCCCTTTTTTTTATTATAATTGGTCAAACTAAAGTATTAAGAACCACACAATGATATTAAAATCACCTGTTAGTAGATTGGCACTTGTAAATTTATTTGCCGACTTCATTTTAAATAAATTACCTAAAGAAGAAGAAACCATAATTCAAGTTGTTGATTGTTTTAATTTCTACGTCATTAAAGGGAAAACAACATATAATGAACCCTTAAACATTGGAGAACTTAGAGATGAATTCACAAGTAAATTTGAAGAGTTAATTGGTGAGACCAAAATAACACATACGATTGATTTAATTGAATACGATTCAAAACTGTTCCCGACCAATACATTGACCTTCCCTTACCATAAAAGTCAGAATTGTTCCTATTTGAATAATCAAATCATTTCATTTGAGGAGGATAACACAAAATCATATGATTATGATTTTCACGTAAAACCAATAACCGAAGATAGTACCTTATTTTTATACTCGGAGTTCCCTCACGGGTACTCCTTGAATCAAGGAAGATTATTATATTATTATGGTAAACATATTTTCTATAACATTCCGACAACATATCCCCTAACCACCTTGGTGTTTGAATTGTCAACCGAAAAAGATGCATCAGGTGAGCAGATTTTTTCCGTTAAAAAGAACTTACAAACCGAAAAGGTATTGACCTCGGCGATTTTGGATGTCTTTGACTTTGATATGAGTTGGTTAGAAACGGAAATAAAAAAAGTGGATTGGTCTGTAGAAATAACCAACCCACTTGAGGATTATGATTTCCTTAAAAGGAAAATCAATGATTTTGTGATTTTTTAAATCACACCAACATTTTTTCTGTGTTTCTGAATGATATCAAGAGCCTCTGTCAACTCATTATAATTTCTTTCAGGTGCATATAAAAATGATTCGTGGTTTTCACCATCACCTTCAATAATTAATAATGCTGGTATCATATCATTGTCTGTAATTTCAACAAACAAATCATATTCACTTTTATATTCATCAATATCTCTATCAAAGAATTCAATACCTTCGTTAACTAACATCTCTTTAAAATCGGTACAGAAAGGACAACCTTTCATAGTGTAAACAACCACGTTTAAGTCTTTCATATTTCGTTTAAATTATTAACCATGTCTAAAATGGTGTTTGTTTGTTTAAGTCCGACTTCTGAAAAAATCTCTTTTCCATTGGAAAATCCTTTAATTGTTGGAACACTTCTTAACCCTATTTCGGTAATATATTCTCTGTCATTATCTATGTTAAACGTAAATAACTCCACAGGTAACTCATTTTCTATAGTTATTTGACTTGCTTCTTCAAACATAGGTTTCATAACCTTACAAGGTCCGCAAAATGTACCATAGAAATCAATAATAACTTTATTACCATTTTTAATTTTTTCTTTTAATTCTTTTGTTGTAATTTCCATATTTTTTTTATTTTATTTTATAAATCACCCCATCTATCTCCATTCCTTATTGAATATAAATAGTTATAACTCATCTGTGGGTAATCTTTTGAAAGTTCTTTAATTTTTATTCCACTTTTTAATTTTTCTTTAATTTCTTTAATTAAATCTTCACTATATTTTGAGTTTTTACGAACGGCATTTCGCATATTAATAACTCTTTTATTTTTTTTATCATCACTAATCTCGTTCCAACTTTTTTTAACCGATAGTCTTCGTTTTTCTTTTTCATATTCCGCATTATCAGTATATAACTCTTCATACGTTTTACCTTTATGAGAGTTACCATTTTTAATTGCTTCAGATATTTTAATCTTCATTTCCGAAGAATGAACATACCCTAAACATCCTTCACCCCCAAATGTAGAATTTAATCCATTATGATAACTATCTAATTCTTTTATGTATTTTTTTTCAGTTTCATAAATTACGTTTAAATCACATTCTTCAATTAACTCTATTATGAAATTATCTACACCATATTTTTTAATAGAGTTATATAGTTTGGATTTATAATCAGTTTTAAAACACCTATATAAATGTTCATAAAACCTCTTCTCCAATGAATTAATTGTACATCCAATATAAATTAAACCATTTTCTTTATTAGTTATTTTATAAATCTTACCTTTTTTTATGCTCATAGGTGTTTTATAATAAATATCACCAAGTAGCGTAATATTCCTATTTTTTAGATAATTTAAATTGTTTAATTAGTTGTCCCATAAAGATGGTTAACTCATCTTGTTGTTTTTGTTTATAATAAATAGTTATATCTGTTTTAGTATCACAAAATAATAAATATAAATAAAACTCTTGTTTGGTTTTATAAATTTTTGAACTAAAAGTTGTTTTACCTGTGTCAAAATCGGTACTGGATTCACTATAGACAAGTTCCATCTTTTTGTCTTTAAGGTAGTTGTCAAAATCTTTTGGCATAACAACTTTACTCCTTGACAGGATTCCTTCCTTTTGTTCATAGTTTTCAATGTAATAAGGAGTTTCCATAAACTTTTTAAAATAAATCTATTAATTGTCTACCTATGTTTTTAGTTACTTCATTATTTTCCCAAATAAGATGTCCTCGGTCACCCCATTTAGAATTAGAATGAAAATTTTGTCCATTTTTACACACTTTATCCAACTTCACCGTTTCAAATTTTTCATCTTTAACATAAGATAACATTACTTCGTCCAATTTAAATAGAACATCATTCCATTCTTCGGATAATTTGTTGTTAAATCTCCCCAAACTTTGAACTCTTTTAATTATAATCTCATCTGATGGTTTGTTTATTCTATATTCAATTGTAGCTCTTTCATCTGACAATTTATTATCTTTACGGATAGATACTATAATTGACCCACATCTATCAATATAACCTTTAACACAATTAGATTGTATACTACTCTCCATATTAAACTCACTATTATTTTTCAATAATATAGGATAATAAACACCATTACTTAATTGTATTGGTTTTTCTATTAAATCATAACTATAGTCGGGATATATACGTTTATAAACACCATCACGATATTGTGATATCATCTCTGTCCAATCCAAATGTTCTTGTCTAAAATCATATAAATCGTCATTTGATGCCATCCATTTTAAATTAATTTCACCAAGTATTTTTAATTCAGTGTACATCCTAATGTGGTCGTAGAAAGTGTATAAATTCAAAGTTTTATCTAACACCACTTTCTTGAAAACTTTAAAAACTCTTTTTAATTCTTC